TCAGTATCCTGCGAGGGTGTTGCCGAGAACGGCGGTGCACATGCGCGCGGGGCTGGTAGCCTTGGCCGCCTGCCAGTCGAAGCTGGCCTGCACGCCCTGCGGCCCGGCGATCTCGATCCGGGGGATCGGCAGATAGACGGCGTGGGCGGTGAAGGTGAAACTGGCATCGGCCCCGAGGCTGTAGACGAACTCCAGCTCGCACGGGCTGCCGTCGATGGCTTGGGTCACCAGCGTGCTGTCCGAAAACCGCACCTCGATCCGCCCGGTCAGCGCCGCCATCGTCGGATCGGCGCCATCGATGCGGCCATCGCCCTGGATGGTCTCGATCCGGTCGAGGTTGTTGGAATAGGTGATCTCGGCCGAGACGACGTTGCCCAAGGCCGTGCCATTGCGCTTCACAGTGCCGTTGAAATGGCCGAACCGCTGCAGGCCCAGCGCCGTTGGCGTGCCTGCGGCGGTCGCGGCGGCGATGGTTTCGCCTTGGGCGACAAGACGGGCGGTGGCCGTCAGCAGGCCGGAGCGCTGCATCTGCCATGACAACTGATCCAGCACACAGCCGGAATACATCGCGAACCGCGGCACTTCAGGCATGGCGGTTTCAATCGCCATGCTCGGCAGGGTCCAGTTGCCCGACTGGAAGGTGTGGGTTTTCGGCGTCGTGCCGGTAGTCGTGGGCTGACCGAAGGCGGCCTTCAGCCAGAATCCGAATGCCTCGACGTCGATAGGGATCACCACCTCGCCGTCGGCCGTCACCGCATCCTTGATCGGGGCCAGCGGATCGCGGCCATAGCCCAGCAGTTCGGATTCCAGCAGCGGTTGCTCCGACCCGAGCGTTGCCCGGGCGAATGGCATCAGCCGAAACCCACTCACGGGCGGGGTGCCGTAAACCGTCTCGTACGCAAGCGCCATCTGCGCCCGCGCGCCTTGCGCTCGTGCCATGGGGGTCTCCTCGATGTTGGGGGTGTCAGGCCAGGGGGCCGGTGGTGGTGTAGTGCAACACGACGGTGATCACCGCTGCCTTCAGCGCTGCCGCGCCCTCGATAGGCAGATCGACCGACGCCGGGGCTTCGGGTTCGACCCAGTCGCAGAGGCCGCCCAACGTGCGGTCGGCTTCAATCGTCGTGCCGATGGCGGCTATCAGGGTGTCGAAGGCCGTAGCCCGGCCATTCGGGGCTTGGACAACTACCTCAAGCTCGGCCCGGTGTTGGTAATGGTAGCGCAAGGGTGACAGCGTCACCTCTGGTTCGCCCGGCTGGCCATCGCGCAGGATGATCAGCCCGGACGCCGGGATCCGCTCTGGCAAGACATCATCGCGCAGAGCGACGGCGGCAAGCGGCTGCAGCCGCGCATGCAGCGCGGCGAGGACGGTTTCGCGGGTGGTGGGCATGATGCAAGCTCTACAGAAATTTCAGGCGCTGCTGTATCGGACGCAGCGAACGGTCGGGTGAACGCTCATTAACCGATTGCGATTACATCAATTCCCGAGGGTCAGCGGGAGGTTCCATGCAGCACAATCTACGGGACTTCCTTCGCCATGGCGGCGACGGTCAATATGTGGTCACCAAGCAGAACGGCACGGTGTATGGCTATCGCGCAGCCATATCGATCAAGTCACTTTTCCCCGGCTATGCCGACTTGCGGGCCGGATTTTCCAACAAACTTGATAGCGTCATCGCCGACAACACCCGGATGCTGCTCAATGCCCTGACGCCCCTGGACACCGTGCCATGGGTGACCGAAGCCGATCTGCGTGACGTTTCGGATGCGAAGGAAGAGGCGCTTCGCCAGTGGGATGCGCGCTTAACGGCCATCTTCGAGGAATACGAGACCCATCCGCAGCGCCTTCGCCCCCTGCTAAATGCCATGGAAGTGCGTCTGCTTCGCGCTTTTGCGGGCCTGATCAACCAGCTTCGGCAGCAAGACCTTGGCATCGAGCGTTACATCTGGCGGTCGCAGGACGACGCCAAGGTTCGCGACAGCCATGCAGATTTCGACGATCAGGTGTTCCGCTGGGACCTACCTCCTGCGGGCGGTCATCCGGGACAGGCATTTAACTGCCGGTGTTTCGCGGAGCCAGTCGTGCCGGGTTCGCCAAGCGATGTCGTCCTGGCCGAGTTTTCGCCAGCGATCGAAGGACCGATGGACGCGATTTTGCGTCGCCTCGGTCTGCGTGCTGTCGCGATCACACCGCTTGGAGCTGCTGCTTTGGCCGCTCTGGCAGCAAGCGATGCCTTGCAGGAATTCACGCGCCTTGCCACCGAACGTCGGCTTCAACGCGCTGCCGAGATCCTAGGCGTCAATGTCGGCACAGCCGAAGGGCTGCTGGCCGCCATGGCGCACGAGTTGGTGCAGGAGGCCGTAATTTCCGGCCTCGGATCGAAACTGCCCAAGACTGTCGAGGCCGCGCAAATCGCTGGACAGGCGGCGGCACTTTTCGAGATGCTCAACCCCGGCACTATCCTGCGTGTCGTTGAAGGGGACCGCGCGGCACAATTGGCCCTCGGGGATTTCGTGCAGCAGGCTTACACCGCATTCTCCGAAGGTCGGTTGCGGCCTCAGGACGGCACCATTGCCCAAGGATGGGTCGAGGTATTCCCGGAACTTACCGATGGCGAACGGCGGCTGGGAGAACTTCCTGGGTTCACGCCCGAACACATCGACCAGTGGCTGGAAACCTACCCGGCCGAGGTGCTTGGCCTCCCGAACCACACTGGATCGCCCCCCGTCGAAGATCCTACCGGCAACATCATCTCCACGCCGATCCCGGATGAGGCAGGTCCGAACATTGTCGAAGCACGCCCCGGTGAACCAACCCCAATCAATCGCAACGACGACGAGGCAACACAACGCAGCATCCGCCGAGAGAACGAGTCAGCTGGAATTCTGGCGGAGAACGGCTACGACGTCGTGCAGAACCCCTCTGTGGCAGGACCAAAACGCCCTGATTATTTGATCAATGGCCAAGTTTACGATCACCTCGCGCCTTCGACAGGCAACGTCCGAAACATATGGGATCGAGTTAAAGAGAAAGTGGAAACGGGTCAGGCTCCGAATGTCGTGATTGATCTGCAAGATAGCGGTACAAGCGAGGAAGCTCTTCGCAGGCAATTTGCGGATTGGCCTATTGAAGGTCTGGGCGATGTCTTGATCGTGCGTCCTGACGGGACGATTGGAGAACTCTGATGGCAATAGAATATTTTATTTATTCCGATCTGGACAAGGTGGAAGTGGAACGGCGCCTGATCGTTGCAGCAGATGCTGCAAACGGCCTTTGGGAGAGTTGGGGCGTGCGCGGTGATCTTGGGCCGTTTCATGAAGAAATCATGGAAGAATACGGCGTCGGCAAGGGTTTCAAGTCGCAAGTTTATTGCAGGCACTACAAGGAGCACAGCGTACGGGCGCGCGAGGCCATGCTTGCATTCTTCGAGTCCTTGCCTAGACGAAAGCTGCTTTTGAATGGAGACGTATTCGTCGCCTTCCGTCCTGAGTAAAGGCCAGAGACATTTCGGAACTGACATTGAGGGACAAGGCGGGTAATTCATGGCCCAAATGTACGCCACCCCGCCACGATGCGCCGCGGCAGGCCGTCCACCGCGCGTTCTGCATCCCGCGCCAGATCCAGCCGCTTGCGCAGCTTGACCTGTGGCACCAGCAGGAAGATCGGCACAGTCGTCAGCCCGCGCCCGGTCTTCGATCTGGACGCCACGGCCCGACCCTTGGTGTTCAATCGCCCTTCTGCCACCAGCAAGCTCGGCCCGCGGCGGCGAAAGACAAACCGCAGACGCAGCCCCGTGCGGCGTTCCCATTCACCGGGGGTGATGCGGCCGCCTTTTGCGCTTTTCCCGGCCGCCGGAGTGGGTATCGCAAGCCAGAACCCATTCCTTGATCTGATCAGCGGACCGGTATCATGCGCGCCGATGATCACCGGGGCCTTGGACCAGACCAGCGCGGCCGCGTTCAGGCTGTCGCCGGATTTGGGGAAGCTGGCCAGACGGATGCTGTTGCCCAGCCTTGTGCCCAGCCCCGCGCCGGTGATCTGGCTGCGCCAGGCGGATTTCAGGGAGGTGCCCGCTTCGCGCATGGCGGCGGACACTGCCTTTTCACCGGCGGCGATCTCGGCCTGCATCAGAGCGACAAGGTCTGGATCGAACGTAACTTTCAACCTCATGATGGGCGCAGGTCCAGCGACCAGATCAGGCGTTCGCGGTCACGGATTGGCTCTCCCTGAATGGTGAAGCTGTCTGCGCCGATCACGATCAGATCGCCCGTGCGAGGATCGGGCAGGTCGGACACGCGGACGTCCACCATCATGGTGTCGCTGACAAACCGCCCAGCGCCGAAGTCTGTGATCTGATCCGCGGCGCGGCGGATGACGCGGATCGGGCGTTCCTCGGACGTTGTGGCGGAAATCCAGACAGCGGCCGCCGCCATGGACGGGTTGGCGTAGATGCGGTCCATGGCGGCGGCAAAGACAGTCATGATGTTTTTCGCCGTCCGTCAGTTCGAGGTGTGCAGGCGGATCGCGATGCGCGGCCGCTTGTTCACCGGCAGGATCGAGGCTTCCGTCATCAGGTCGATCCAGCGCCCCTTTTCGTCGAGATGCTGGCGGGCATAGAGCGGCAGGCCCTTCGTGTTCACGGCCTCCAGCAGGTTGGCCGGGCCGCCATAGGTGGTGAACGTGTCCATGGTGCCCATGGGGAAGGCGATGCCCTCGCTCGCGGGCACGAACCGCTCTGCACCCCCGCCTGACAGGGTGGCCGCGCCGTCATATTCCTCGAACAGGATGCCTGCGAAGGGGAAGTTGCGGCGCATGTCCTGGCGCAACGGTTGCGCGCCGGTGGCGGCGTAGAACTTGTAGGCCTCCTCGGTCTTGGGATGCGCGATCAGCTTGTCGAAGAATTCCCGGCTGACGAGGGCATGCACGTCGGTCATGCTTTCGCCCAAGAGGTTGTCCTCCATCGACCGCAGCACCTCGCGCACCTTGCCCTGCACGTTGGTGCCAGCCGTGCCGAGAACGAAGTCGACCGAGATGAGAACGACGGTGCAAAACTCTGCCACGGTAGCGGCGGGATAATCCTGCTTCGGGCGGCGTAAAAACCGGCCACTTTGCTCTTCGTGCATCAGCATGGAGGGCTTGGAGATCTACACCGTGGAACTTTATCTGAAGGTTCGTCTGGCCTGTGCCGACGGCATGAGCAAGCGCGCTGCGGCGCGCCATTTCAACATTTCGCGCGACACTGTCGACAAGGCCATGGCGTTCTCGGTGCCACCCGGCTACCGGCGACAGAGGCCGATCAAACGGCCGAAGCTGGATGGCTTCACCGAGATCATCGACGCCTGGCTAGACGGCGACAAGGATGTGCACCGCAAGCAGCGCCATACCGCCAAGCGGGTGTTTGATCGGCTGCGCGAGGAGCATGGTTTCACCGGCGGCTACACGATCATCAAGGACTACGTTCGGGAGCGCGAACGGCGGGGCCAGGAGATGTTTGTGCCGCTGGCCCATCCGCCGGGACAGGCCCAGGCGGATTTCGGTGAAGCAACCGTCATCATCGGCGGGGTCGAGCAGAAGGCCCATTTCTTTGTCCTTGATCTGCCGCACAGCGATGCCTGTTTCGTGCGGGCTTGTCCTGCGGCGACGGCGGAGGCCTGGATGGACGGGCATGTCCACGCTTTCGCGTTCTTCGGCGGGGTGCCGCAGTCGGTGCTCTATGACAATGATCGCTGCCTGGTCTCGAAGATCCTGGCCGACGGGACGCGCAAGCGCGCATCGCTGTTCAGCGCCCTTCAGTCGCATTATCTGCTCCGGGACCGCTACGGGCGACCGGGCAAAGGCAACGACAAAGGCAGCGTCGAGGGGATTGTTGGCTTTACCCGGCGGAACTACATGGTGCCGATTCCGCGTTTTGCCCGCTGGGAGGAATTCAACGCGGACCTGGAGGCCCAGTGCCGCAAACGCCAGAACGACATCCTTCGTGGCCACAAGGAAACGATCGGCGAACGGCTGCAGCGCGATCTGGCCGCGATGAAGCCACTGCCCGGGGCGCCGTTCGAGGCCTGTGACCAAGCCAACGGCAAGGTCAGTTCGCAGTCGCTCGTGCGCTACGACACCAACGACTACTCGGTCCCTGTCGCCTATGGCCACCATGATGTCTGGATCCGCGGATATGTCGACCAGGTCGTGATCGGCTGCCGTGGCGAAGTGATCGCCCGGCATCCACGCTGCTACGCGCGCGAAGACGCTGTCTTCGATCCGGTCCACTACCTTCCCCTGATTGAGCGCAAGATCAATGCCTTGGATCAGGCAGCGCCCCTGGCTGAATGGGACCTGCCGCCCGAGTTCGCAACCCTGCGCCGCCTGATGGAGGCGCGCATGTTGAAGATGGGACGGCGCGAGTATGTGCAGGCTCGGACGCTTGCTCGAGACCTTTGGCCTCAATGACCTGCACGGAGCGATCAAGGATGCCCTGCGTTTGCGTGCGGTGGGCTTTGATGTGGTCAAGCACCTGCTGCTCTGTCGCATTGAGCGTCGACCGCCGAAGCTCGACCTGACAAGCTATCCCTATCTGCCGCGCGCGAACGTGGAGGCGACCTCGGCCGCCAGCTACATGGCGCTGATGACGGAGGCGGCGGAATGACCGAGCCCCCGAAGATCCTGCTTGCCCATCATCTCAAGACGCTGAAGCTGCCGACCTTCCTGCGGGAATATGAGAAAGTTGCCCGCCAATGCGCCGCCGAAGGGCTGGACCATGTCCAGTTTCTGTCCCGTCTGATCGAACTGGAACTGATCGACCGCGAACGAAGGATGGTCGAGCGACGCATCAAGGCCGCGAAGTTCCCGGCCACCAAGAGCCTCGACAGCTTCGACTTCAAGGCGATCCCCAAGCTCAACAAGATGCAGGTGCTGGAACTGGCGCGCTGCGAATGGATCGAACGGCGAGAGAACGTGATCGCCCTCGGCCCAAGCGGGACCGGCAAGACACACGTCGCTTTGGGCCTGGGGCTGGCGGCCTGCCAGAAGGGCATGTCGGTCAGCTTCACCACCGCCGCCGCGCTGGTCAACGAACTGATGGAGGCCCGCGACGAACGCCGCTTGCTTCGCGTCCAGAAACAGATGGCTGCAGTCAAGCTGCTCATCATCGACGAGTTGGGCTTCGTGCCCCTCTCCAAAACCGGCGCCGAACTGCTGTTCGAGATGATCTCGCAGCGCTACGAACGCGGTGCCACCCTGATCACCAGCAACCTGCCGTTCGATGAATGGACCGAGACCTTCGGAACCGAGCGGCTTACCGGCGCACTGCTCGACCGGCTCACGCACCACGTCAACATCCTTGAGATGAACGGCGAGAGCTATCGCCTGGCGCAAAGCTGCGCCCGAAAATCCACCGAAACCGCCTGAGCCGACCCGCGCTGGCTTGGCCCTTTAGGCCCAAGGCGGCCAGTCAACCGCCAGCTATCTGGGGAGCGCGGCTGACTGGCCGCCGCCTCGTGGCGCGGGTCATGCCCAAACCCAAAGTGGCCGGTTTTTACGCCGCCCTGTGGCCGGTTTTTACTCCGCCGTTGACAGACCAGTAGTGCCCGAAGTTATGAATGGTCGCCACGCCGAAATCCTCGCCCGTCATGCCTACGCCACGGCACAATATGCCGAAATGGGATAATCCCGCAACGGGATTATCGAGCGCGTAGGCAACATGGTTCGGGCTTACGCGGTGAAGACGCTTCGCACTCCTCAGCACAAAGCACTGGTCGAGGAACTCAAGCGCGTGCGGCTGGCCGCTGGCCTGACCCAGATGGCACTCGCCAGCAAACTTGGCGTGCCGCAGTCATTCGTGGCGAAGGTGGAAGGTGCAGAGCGACGGATCGACGTGGTCGAGTTCGTCAACTGGCTAATCGCAGCGGGTGCGTTTTCGGAAAGCGACGGCATCCTGCAGCAGGTCTTGTTAGCGCGCGAAGGCAGGTAGCGCGATGTGTGAAGTTGCATTGGGCGGGGAGCTGTCGTTCGTTGCACGCAACACGAACTGCAGCGATGCGCAGGAGGCGGTCTTTGCAAAGCGCAACGTTTAGAGCAAGCGTAGGCACATGGTCGGCGCGATGCTTGATGGTCGTCAGGAGAATGACCCTAACGTGTCTCGCTCCATTTCCCGGGCCTCACGGTACATCGTTCGAAAAAAGATTGCTCGAATTTCATCGTCTTTCTTCCGATCCAACTTGCCACTTGTATCAGGCCTAATCAGATGGATCGCCTCAAGCATCTGCGCCCTCGAGAAAGTGTCAAAATCAAAAACGTATGATGTGCCCCTGAAGTCAGTCCTAATTTCGCGATGAGCCTTAATGAAGTTCTTACATCTTCCGTAAAGCTCGGGGCGATTTACTTTCGCAAGTCGCGATTCAATTTGTTTATCTAGTCGAAAGAGCACTTGATGGTCAGTGATCTGAGAGAAATAGAATAGCCAGCCAACATTCCCACCCTGGATGCGACAACCGGATATGCGAAGATTGAGTCTCCATATAGATTTTGCGACGTTACCATCATTTATCCCAGAAATGATGCGCATTAAGCTGGTCATCATCTTCTTGATACTTGATTCGCGCACAGTTACAATATCTTGGTTGAAGCTGTACCCAAGGTAGGAGACTGTTTCGCCAACTGGAAAAATTGCTGACTTCCCAGACCCCATAGGGTGCGTTGAGAGCTTTCTAGTCTTTCTTAGCCTCTTGGATAGCGTTTCTGCGATGAGCGATGCTTCTCTGCCAACGGTGCGCAAGAGAATATCATCAACGTACCTATGGTACTCAATGTCCAGCCTGGATTCGTACTCCAAATCCACGTCAAGCATGTATATCGAAGCAAGAATGTTTGAGATGCTTAGGCCTTGCGGTACGCCCATAATGTTCTTCTTGTTGTCACGCACTCGGGCACCAGTTGGCGTTGTTACGGCGGCGACAATCAGTTCAATTGCGGGCCTGTGCTTTATTTTTTTTCGGAGTTGCTGAAACAGAATTTTGTGATCGATATGATCGTAGAATCCCTTTACATCGAGCTTTATAAAGCTGTCACTGTTTGATGCATTCCGAAAGGTCTTGATCGCCTTAGTCACAACAGGATGCGCATGCGGCGGCCTGCATTCTGGGAAGACTTGACAGAGAAAGTTGTTAAGGCATCGCAGCGTAACTCTATCTCGAATCGTTGGGATAGAGACCTTCCTGGGCGGACTATCAGCGCCCTTCAGGATGAGCTTTTCTCGATAAGGAGAGAAACGATATGATCCGGCTTGTGATTTCGCCTCGATCAACGCGACATTCTGATCAATCTCTCTGGAAAACACATCATAAGCCACACCATCTACCCCACGCGCAGTACGTCGCGAAAGGTGATTTTCAACAACTTCCCTGATCGCCGCGTCAGAGAAGTTATTGGCGAAAATCAATCTTGAAGGCTGCGTGCTCATTGAATTAGGTCACGAGTGTTCCAGGCAGTAACGAGCCAGGCAGGTGCAGTTAAGAGTAATAAAAATAGCAAAGTGGTTATCCTCCGAATAATGTAGGAGACCAACTGCAGTCGAGTGAACGTATATGGCACCCCATCGGAATTCGTTAGAGATTGTTGACGCGAAAACGGATCCTGTATTGCAAGTCGCATGAAGTCGATCTCTTGGTGGTTCGGCAAGTTCTCTATTGTAGATATATACTTTTCGTTCAGGTCCCCGCTGAAACTCGGGTCCAATATTCTCTGAAGCGTCAAGTAGCATGTTCGGTGCTGAGCGGCCATTTCCCCAAACTTGAAACCAAATATAATCAAACTTATTGAGAGTGTTAGTATGGAAATATATAGCAGGATCGATCCGTTTACCTCCAATCCGGTGGAGTTACCAAGTATACTATTCCCAATTCCGGCGATTGCGTAAAACGCAAGTAAAAGATGAAAATAAATTTCAAGAAACCGGTTCCTGCGCTCAGCGTTCATGTGACATCTAGAGGTGATCCAGATGCGATCGCGAAGCTTTTTAAGATCGTCGCCCAA